CTGAAGTTCAGGAGATGATTGATGCTGCTATCAGAAGACACAACCGTAATGCTTCTATCATTAGTATGTGCGTCGGTTGGGTGGTTCTTGCTTTATTTGCTGAAGGACTCCTCCGACTTGTAGGTGTTATTCCTCCTCTACTACCATGGCTCAAAATCACCTTGAACTAATTGGTTGTTTTCTTCTTTTAGTTTTTGCTGGTACAATGTTTTATCAGGGTACTCTTATCTTGCATCAACAAAAAGGATATTCTCAAAAAGATACAAAAAGAGATATGGAAAATATGCGTAGAAGAGTTGAAGAACTCTTAAAGAAAGATGAGTGAATTTCCTTGGGGAGTAATTGCTATTCTTGGAGTTGGACTAACAGGAACAGCTTACATCATTTATTACATTCTTAAACTAGCAAACGAGGAAATGAAAGATGAGTAGACTTATCTTTACATCGATGACAATTTTTGGTATAATTGGATGGTTTGTTATCTGGGGACTGAATAACGCATATCCAAAATGATTAGTTCAGAAACACCTTATAAACTTGCAGAGATAATTCGTGACACTTGGCCCCAACTTTATATGACTAAATTTAAATATCCAAACGATCCACCAGATGTACAATGCCCTTATTGTGGAGAAAGGGGAAAACCTTGTTCAAATGTAGATAGTATGACAAGAGCATATGCTCGTGGTATTTGTTCCAAGAAAAATAAAAAAGAGGAATCTGAATGAAAAAATATAATGAAGAATATTTTTCAGTTCTGGATAAAAAAACTGGAAGAAAAATTTTAGATTGTGGTGATGAACAAGATGCACTTGCAATGGTTGCTTTTGATCCACATAACAGAACTTATACTCGCAATAAATTTTTAATGGGCCCAGTGGTTGATGTAGAGATACCAAAACAACTTCCTACTAGTGAGGTTGTTCATGTGCAACCAAGATCTCCCAAAAAATTAAAAAGGTATCAGAATAAAATGAATGAGAGTGAATTGGAGAAAGTTATTGTATGAAGAACGAGGATGAATTCTTTAAAGAACTATTCGATAGACTTCAACATGTAGAACAATTATCTAGAAAAAATGCCAACTCTTTAAGTGATTTAAAATATCCAAACGGAATCCGAAGAGCGATGGATATAATTTCAGAACTCCGAGATAAGTATAAATAAATTTTCAGAACCACGCATTATATGAATTGGAAAAATTAGGTAGACACTACATCTTGGAGTTGTGTGGTGCAAATCAAGAATACTTAAACAATAAAGAATATATTTTGACTTCTTTAAGAGAAGCCATTACAATTGCAAAAGCGACTTTATTAGAAGAGATTGCAATTGAATTTACTCCACAAGGTATTACAGCAGTCTGTTTACTTGCAGAATCTCATATGAGTATTCACACCTGGCCAGAAAAAGAATACGCTGCAGTTGATGTCTTTACCTGTGGAACACATACAGATCCATCATTAGCATGTGACTTTTTGGTGGATGCATTTCAATCTAAACTACATAAATTACAATTAATCGAGAGAGGTATTTGATGAGAAACTTTGCTGTGTATTCAAGGGAGGGTTGCCCTTTTTGTGTTAAGGTTGTGCAGATCCTGGAGATGACTGGACAAAGTTTTAGGGAATATAAGTTGGGGGTTGACTTTACAAGAGAAGAGTTCTATAATCAGTTCGGACAAGGTTCAACTTTCCCAAGAGTTGTTCTAAATGATGAACTCATTGGTGGATGCACAGAAACTGTAAAGTGGCTTCAAGAACAAAAGGTGGTGTGATGACTGCAGTAAATGATATTATTGACATGTTGAATTGTGCAATTGATGATGTCATTATCAATCGCAAATTTTCTTTTGATTTCTATCATTATCTTGTAGACGAAAAAATCTCAAGAAAAGATATCGAAGAGTTTAACTCTGGTTATTTTATTCACATTATTAAAACTCAGATTGAAGAGTTTGAATCTTTTTTGGAAGGTGGAGATTCTTTTATTCGTGAAGCATATCCTGGATATTCAAAACCAGAAGTTCGGAGAATGAAAGTGTATCTTGAAGGATTAATCGCTGCTGGAATTGAATATGAGAAATCAAAGAAAACTAGAAAACCATACAAGAAAAGAAAAACTACCCCTAAATAGAGGAGTAGAGTTAATTCTTCGGAAGAAGAATTTATCTCAACCAAAACACAATGTTTTGTTATTAAAGTTCGGAAAACTACTGAGTCTTTTTAAACGGGAGATTACAGTATATTTTGAATTCTCACTTGATATAAGAAAACCCAAGTAAAAGGAGAACTAGAATGGAGTACACAACAATCATTCTAACTTTTAGTATAATGTTTTCCGTTTTATTTTTTCTGGTGGGAGGGCTTATTGTTCTAGTTGCAAAGGATATCTTTAATAAAAAAATTAAGATTACTACACACCCAGAAATGTATGATGAAGATGGCAATCTCATCGAGAATACACTGATTGCCTTTAACTTTGAAAACTATTATGATGATGAGGAAGAAAACTTTTAGATTTTATTTTAACTGATATGGCTAAATTACCAAGCAATCCACTGATTTCGGAAATTCTACAAAAAGCGCACAACGCAAAAACCAAAGAAGAGAAGGCTCAAATTCTGCGAGAGAATGAAAGCCCTGCTCTGAAGAAACTTCTTATCTGGAACTTTGATGAGTCCATCAAGAGTGTTCTTCCAGAAGGAGAAGTTCCTTATACTCCTAATGATGCCCCAGCAGGTACAGAACATACTCGTCTGGTGAATGAACATCGACTGTTTCACAACTTTGTAGTTGGTGGAAACAATGATCTGGCTCAGACAAGAAAAGAACTGATGTTTATTCAAATGTTAGAAGGGCTTCATGAGACGGAGGCAGAGGTATTATGTTTAGTAAAGGATAAAAAACTTGGAAAGAAATATAGGATTACTCAAAATGTCGTCGCAGAAGCCTTCCCAACAATCGAATGGGGAAGCAGAGGTTAAATTGGAAAAATCTTGTTGGACGCCAAGTGATTTAGAATACAATAAGAAACTTGGAGTTCTTATGATTCATGAGAACTGTGATAAATCTTTGGCGAGTGATAAGTCTTTACCTTTGAATTCTTATATTGTTACTTATGAATACAAAGGTAAAGTATGTTATGATATTGTTCAATCAAATGCAATCGTAAAAATCTTTGACTGTTACTATGACAAACTTGGAATCGGAACCGCAATCAAATCAATCAAATGGACAGACGGAAGAGTCAATCCAAAACTCTATGGAAATAGAGTCAAGCCAGAAACTAAAAAACGGAGATCTGAAGATTGATTTGAATCTGGATGAACTCAAACCTTTGATGAAGAAGTATAAGAAACTGAAGAAGTATATGAGATCTCCCATCTATACAGTTAAGACTATGGATGGAACTGAAAATGTCATTAGTAAACTTCTTAAAGACTAAATAATAAAAGAAGAAATTATCTAGTTAGATGAAAGGGTTTGCACAGTATTTAAATGAAGCAGAAGAACATTCACCACTCAGTCTCAATGAGGCTATTGAGTGGTTTGGTGTTTTTTATGAGGAATTGGATGACGATGACAGATCTTTTGTCATTGACAACTTAACAGAAGAAGACTTATATAATATTCTTTGGTTAGAAGAGTATCTTATCGAGGCAGAACTAGTTCCTGGTGCTGCTAATAAAGTAGTTCCTTTTGGTAAGGGTAAATTTAAAAAAGGAAAATCACAATCTAGTGCTCCAGGTTCTGCCTCTAAACAGAGTGCAAATCCAAATCAATATTCCCAACCTGCAGGGCCTCAGAGAGGAACTTCTGATTTAAAAATCTCAAAGAGTGGATTAGAAGCTGCAGCAGATGTTGCTCGTAATAGAGAATCATCATCAAAATCTTCTTCAACTCCACCTCCAACCAAACAAAGTTTAAAACAGTCAGTTAAAAACTTTGGTTCAAATGTGAAGTCTGTTGCAGGAAAAGTATATAATGCTCCAGAAACAATTGGAACAAAAGTTGGAACTGCTGCAAATAAACAACTTCAAAAAGTTCCAGGAGTTAGAAAAGCCCAAGCGGCTAACTTAAAAATGAATCGTAAAATTGCCCAACAAACATCTAAGTTAACTTCTAAACTTCCTCAGAGTGTTAAAAATGTCGGTGGTGGAGCTTTAAAATTGGCTAGTAAAGCTGCAGTTCCTGTAGATGTTGCATTGAATGTAGCAAATAGAAAAATGTCGGGACAATCTTGGAAGAGATCTATTGCTGGTGGGGCTACTGAAACTGCTGGTGGACTTGCAGGAGCTGCTGGTGGTGCTGCACTTGGTACGGCAATTCTTCCTGGTGTTGGAACGGTAATCGGTGGTATTGGTGGTTACATGGCAGGTTCTGGATTAGCTGGTAAAGCATTTGATACCGCTGCAGGCAAAACACCACAACAACTCAAAGCAGATCAAGTTAAGAATCGTCAGAGACAATCTGGTGGTGCATTAACTGGTATTGGTGGCAAAACAACATTTGATACTAAGAAGAACACCATGACAACTGGTGCTGGTTCGCAAAGAAAAACAGTTAAACTTGCTTCAACTTCGGTTGTGAAAGATCCCACCACAGGAAAATTAGATACTGGATATTTAGCTTATAAGGGTGGTAAAGCCGTCTACAAGAGAGCGGATGTTCCTGGAACTGGCACTACTAATCCATGGGAAAGAATTGGAAGAACATTAAATCCAAGTGCATATAAACAGAGTGATGAACTTAAGAGACAACAGAATTTAAGAATAGCTGCTCAGAATGATATTAAGAGACAACAAGCTCTCGGAGTAAAGGGATCTCAAAATCTTGTAGGCCCTAAAATTGTAGGTTCTCCAACTGGATATAAACCAGCTGGTGGTGGAATGGGTGGTGGTAGAGGTGGAAGAAAATAAAACCTTGACAAAGACAAACCTCTGAGGTAGAATAACCTCAGAGGTTTTTTAATATCTGAATGAATACTGCAAAACTGATATCGATTACTCCCGATGCAGAAAAAACAATGGCTTATGTTGCTAGAGTCTCTAATCCTGCTAATCAGGAATCGGAGAACTATGCAGGGTTACTGCGTTATTGCATTAAGCATAATCATTGGAGTGTGTTT